GGGATATCCGCACCCCCCCTCTCCGTTATCTCATTTCCCATAATATTCTCACAATTATTTTTTTCGATTCTAATTAGATTCAAAATTTTCTGTCATTAAATTTTTATTGAACCTATTTAATATTCTTAATAGAACCAACTATGAACAAATGGTAACCTAATAAATTAATTAAAAAACAAATACCACAATCTATTGACAATGGAAATCCAATGGTGTAAGATTGAGATATAAATTGAAAGCGAGGTGATGAAAATGATTGGAAAATGGTTAGCAATTAACATAAATGATGGTAGTTATGTTAGGGCTGATGTTCAAATGACTTTGAAAAAGTTCCTTATTGAATCAGGTTTGACAAATGAGTTAGTAAAAAATTATAAGTTATTAAGTATTTAAATTTTAACATATTAAAGGTGGTTTAAACATGGGAATATTAAACAAGTATAATAAAAAACCGTTATTTGAATATGACAACAACAAAAAACGTGAGTTTGCGAAGTTGAGGGATCTTGTTTCAATTGATGGTGTGGGTCAAAAAAATTATGTTGTTCATGCTTTGTTTATTAACAAAAAATCTAGGTTTGGTGAAGAGCCTATCATTGTAACAGAAAATAATATGGTAAATGCACCTAGACATTTACTTGATACAGTTAAAGATATGAGGGAAGATGAAGAAGTTATAAACTTAATTAATAATAGAATGGTCGCTTTTAAAATTTATAGCTATTCGGGTAAAAATGGTGATGGTTATTCAGTTGAATGGATTGAGTTATAAATTAGTTGGCGGTATAACCGCCAACTTTTAAGGGGGTGTGATAAAATGCACGATACCATATTAAAAGAAGTTGGCATTTATTGTCGATTCTATCGAATGTACGAATTAAATATGACGCTTAGAGATGTACAAGGTAATGAAAAAATTAAATCATTATCAAGTTTTGAACATGGACATAGTAGCAATATTAAACACTTATTCAAATATTTAATTAAATGTGATAATGATACAGAACGTATTAATTTTTTAATTGGTCTTATAAGACATGTGAGGTCAAACATAAATTGGGAGTGATTTAATGGTGAAGGGTATCAAACTAACAGACGATCAACCAACCGTAACAAAAACAGTAAAAGAACAAAAAGAGAAAGCTATTCGTGAATATAGAAAAGAGGCTTCAAGGTTAGCAAGTAAAGCAAATAAACGTTTACAAAGATTAGAACGTAATAAGTTGCAAGATAGTCCAGCATACCAATCAGCTATTGATGGTGGTGAGGTACGCTTTGGTGTTCGTGGGAAAACTCATAATGAACTACAATCTGAGGTATCTCGTATGACAAGGTTTTTAGAATCTGAGACATCAACTGTTAGAGGTGCTAACAGAATATTAAAAGAAATGGCAACAAATACAGGTATTAAATATAAAAATTTGAAGGACTTAAAAAAGAACGCAAAAAAATTCTTTGAGTTATCTAGTAAAGTTGAACAATATTTAAGAAACGTTGATGATATGGCTTCAGCTATTGGATATGAGAAAATATGGGAGGCTGTTAATGAGTATGTTGAGGAAAATAAAGGTGACCTTTCTTCAAGTACCAACAATATTGATAGTGCTGTCAAAAAAATATCTGATGCCATTAAAGAATATGACGATAAAGTTAAATTTGAACCATTAGATAGTGATTTTCCTGATGGTTGGTATAAACTACCTAAGAAATGATGTGATTAGTTGCTTCATTTTAGAGAAAACACCATTAATGAATTATCTTTTCCAACCATTAAAACAAACAAAAAAATAACTTATTTGAACACTGAATCAGCTTTTGACATTGAAACAACAAGTACTAAAATTCAGGGTGAAAAAACAGCCTTTATGTATATATGGATGTTTGGATTAGGATTTGGAAATAATATTTATTATGGTAGAACATGGGATGATTTTTTAAATTTAATTAAACAATTACAAATCCATTTTAATTTGGGATATTATAAACGTTTGGTTGTCTATGTTCATAATTTGGGATATGAGTTTCAATTTATGAGAAAATATTTCAAATGGGAAGAAGTATTTGCAGTTGGGGAAAGAAAACCAATTAAAGCTTTATGCGAAGAAGGGATTGAGTTCAGGGATAGCTACATTTTAAGTGGTTATTCACTAGGAAAAACAGCCGAAAATTTACAATATAATGAGGTGGAAAAACTGACAGGGGATTTGGATTATTCCCTAATAAGAACACCTGAAACAGTTATGCAACCACAAGAAATGGCTTATTGCCATAATGACATTGAAATTATACTGGCATATATTAATGAACAGATACACCAATATAAAGACATAACCAAAATACCACTAACAAACACAGGCAGGGTTAGAAAATATGTTCGTGATAACTGTTATTACACTAATTCTAACCATAGGAAAAGCAGTAAAGGGAAATACTACAAATACAGAAAATTAATGCAAGATCTGAAGTTGTCCGTCGAAGAATATAAAATGTTAAAACGTGCTTTTATGGGTGGATTTACACATGCTAATGCTAACCATACAGGTAAGGTTTTAAAAGACGTGTCAAGTATTGATTTTACATCATCATACCCTAGTGTTATGTTAGCTGAACAATATCCCATGAGTAAAGGGAAACAAATAGATGTTAATAGCATAGATGAACTTGAATATTATTGCCATAAATACTGCTTATTATTCAATATACGTTTAACAAATGTTGAAAGCAGTATTTCACAAGAAAACTATATAAGTGAAAGTAAGTGTTTTGAGTTATCTAACCCTATTTTAAATAATGGGCGTGTGTATAGTGCTAGTTCATTGGCTATGACGATAACAAATGTTGATTTTGACATCATCAAACAATGTTATGATTGGGAAGATATTGAAGTATCCAACGTCATACGTTATCATAAGGGTTACCTTCCAAAGTCAATTATATCAAGTATATTAGAACTTTATAAGGATAAGACCGTTTTAAAAGGTGTGGAAGGGTATGAAATTGAATATTTATTGTCAAAAGGTATGCTTAATAGCGTCTATGGTATGAGTGTAACAGATATAGTGAAAGACAACCATATTTATGATGATAATGAGGGGTGGGAAGTTGAACCTGTTACCATATCAGATGAAATTGAAAAATATAATGAAAGTAAAAACAGGTTTCTTTATTATCCGTGGGGTGTTTGGGTGACAGCCTATGCAAGAAAAAATCTCTGGACAGGTATTATAGCATTAGGGAATGATTATGTTTATAGTGATACTGATAGTATTAAAATGATTAATTATAGTGATAATGTTGATTATATTGAATGGTATAATAAACAAACTATGAATAAATTAAACCGTATGTGTGATGTTATGAATATAGATAAATCATTACTTGAACCTAAAACAAAAGAGGGAACTAAAAAGCCTATTGGTGTTTGGGATTTCGAGGGTACTTATAAACGTTTTAAAACATTAGGTGCAAAAAGATATTTGGTACAAGAAAATGATGAACTTCATTTAACAATAGCAGGATTATCTAAACAAAATGGGATAGAATACATGAAAGAAAAAAGTGGGTTTAATTATGAGAAGGTGTTCGATATGTTTAATGATGAGTTATATATTCCTGCTGAACGCACAGGGAAAATGACACATACTTATATTGATAATGAACAACAATTCAGGATACAAGATTATCAGGGTAACGATAGTAATATCACAACAAAAAGTAGTATCAACTTAGAACCTGCCGATTTTACATTATCAATATCAAGACAATATGGGCGTTTTTTACAATTCTTTTTAAAAGGTTACCTATATAAAGGGGTGAACGAAATATGAGCGATGAAAAACAATTTTATAGTTTAAATCGAATAAAAAAGAAAAATGCGGTTTACAATGTTATATTTGGTGAACGGTCAAACGGTAAAACATATGCTGTTTTGAAAGAAGGTTTACGGGTTTTCTGGAAAACAGGTGGTCAAATTGGAATCATAAGAAGATGGAAAGAAGATATTACAGGCAAACGAGCACAAGGAATTTTTAATGCTTTAAATGAAAACGATGAAATTTTGAAAATGACAGATGGGGTTTTTCAGGGAATACATTATTACAGTGGACGTTATTATTTATGTAATTACACTGAAGATGGTAAAGTTACTTATGAATATGAAAATTGTATAGGCTATGTGTTTGCTTTATCTGATAATGAACGCAATAAATCTATATCATTTCCTAACATTCAGACAATCTTATTTGATGAGTTCCTAACCAATCAAATATATTTACAAGATGAGTTTATTTTGTTTATGAATACAGTTTCAACAATTGTTAGACAACGAACCGATGTTAAAATATATATGCTAGGAAATACCGTCAATAAATATTGTCCGTATTTTAAAGAAATGGGGTTGCGACATATACACAAAATGCAAAAGGGGGATATTGATGTTTATAAATATGGAAATAGTAAATTAACGGTGGCAGTTGAGTATTGTAATTCAAGCACAAAAAATAAGGAAAACAACTTTTATTTTGCCTTTGACAATCCAAAATTGGATATGATTACGGACGGTGCATGGGAATTAGATATGTATCCCCATATACCAACAAAATACCAACCAAAAGACGTGTTAATGATATATTTCATTTTGTTTAATGAGTCCATCTACCAGTGTGAAGTTGTTCAACGAGAAAACATGACATTTACTTTTATTCACCCTAAAACAACCCCGTTGAAAGATACTGAAAATGATCTTATATACACACTGGAATATATTCCTAAAATGAATTATAATAGGAATATATATAAACCTATAAACCAATTACAAGAAAGGTTATTATGGTATTTTAAAACAGATCGTGTGTTTTATTCAGATAATGAAACAGGAGAAGCTATTAATAATTATTTAAAAGTGTGTAAAGGTGGGGGATAATATGACAAATGAATTAGTTGATTTAATCGGTAACGTGGGGTTCCCCATTGTGATTTCATTGGTTTTATTTTATCAGCTTATGAAAACAAAAGATATGATGATAGAATTTCAAAAAATCATAACTATGAATACAATGACGATTGAAAAATTAATACAAGAACTAGATGAGAAAAAAATGGAGTGAATAAAGTGTATAATTATAAAGATAAAATAAAAAACATTCAACAACGAAATGATTATATGTTGGCTAGAACCCTTTCTATGTTTGAATATGAAAACATGCCTGATAGTATACCACCCCTAGAAGTTGAAAAGCAATTGCAAAAACAGGGATTCACCTTTATAACAGAAATTGAAGGTAAATTATATGCCCTGACAGGTGGTCTGGGAGGCTATCCTGATGTATACGGGAATCCTACACAAATAATTATTTCAAACCCTTATATAGAATATAATGCAACATTAGATATTAATAATGATGGTGTTTTAATAATGAATGATGATATGATGAAAGGGTTAAATCCATTATTTGAACAATATAACACCCTATTAACCGAAAATGAGATATCTATGTATGTTAATTTATATAATACACGCATTCAAACACTAATCAGCGCAGGTGATGACGCAACTAGAGAAAGTGCTGAGAAATATCTTCAAAAAGTGCAGGAAGGTGAACTAGGGGTTATAGGTGAAAATCAATTATTTGATGGCATAAGAGCACAGAACTCATCTGATAAATCAGACCTTACAAATCAATTAGTCGAATTTCATCAATACATTAAGGCGTCATTATATAATGAAATTGGTCTTAATTCCAATTACAATATGAAAAGAGAGCGTTTAATTAGTGATGAAGTAAAAATGAATGACAGCTTATATCCATTAATTCATAATATGCTTTCAAACAGGAAAAGAGGTATTGAAAAAGTGAATGCTATGTTTAATCACAATATAGATGTTATGTTTGGTTCTATTTGGAACATTAGAGATGTTGAACCTGAACCAGAACAAGTTGAACCTGAACCAGAACAAGTTGAACCTGAACCAGAACAAGTTGAACCTGAACCAGAACAAGTTGAACCTGAACCAGAACAAGTTGAACCTGAACCAGAACAAGTTGAACCTGAACCAACAGATGAAGAAATTTCAAACGCTTATGCTATTAATGAACAAAAAGATGATGAAGAAGGGCGTGATAATTCTTGATTTTAAGTGATTTTTTAGAGGGAAAAGAAAACTTATTCAATGTAATAAACACCAAAACAACCCTGCCATTTTTAAAAGAAAATGATACTGAAACGATTCTACTATCATATAAGTTAGAACATGGCAATTTAAAAGTACCTGAAAAGATAGAAAATTTGACTATTCCAGAACTATCAGATATAATTATATTAAATTATGAGGATAAATGGGATAAACAGTATAAAATATTAAGTGAAGAAATTGTTCTGGGAGTTGATCGAAAAACAAAAACTGATATTACAGGGACTGATGATACAAACAAAAAAACAAAAACAGATAAAACCAACAAAATAAGTGCCTATAATAGCAATGAATTAATAACAGATGATGGGTCTGATAGTAATTCAACCGATGATACAAATACAAACACAACAAAAAATAGTGAAAAAACAGAAAAAAGTTTTGAGGGTATGAAAGAACAACTGAAATTGTTTGATTATAGTTTCTTAAAAAACCATGTTTTTAGAGATGTTAATCATATTTTAACTTTACAAATTTATTAAGGAGTTGTTAAGAATGAAAGTTAAACAATTACGACAATTAGTCAATCAGGCAACACAAGAAGTTCTAGGTGAAGAAGGTGTTATCAACGAAGATCTTTCAAACGTTGTTGATGTGGGGAAGAAAATTGAAAATGCAGACAGCGTTGATAATTATGTGAAAAAGTTGGTTAATCATATTGGTAAAGTGACATTCCAAAATAGATCATATGCGGGTGGTGCGCCATCTGTATTAATTGATAGTTGGGAATATGGCTCAATCCTTGAAAAAGTGAGCACAGAACTACCTGAAGCCAATGAAAATGAAACATATAAATTGACTGATGGGGCTGAATATTCCCCTGATATTTTCTATCAACCAAAAATTAGTACACAATTTTTCAACAGTAAAGTGACATTTGAAATTCCATTATCTTTTACAGAAAACCAAATTAAAGAAAGTTTTTCAAGTGGCAATCAATTGAACGGTTTTGTTTCAATGCTAACAACAAGTGTTGAAAACTCATTCACTGTTAAACTTGATAATCTAATCATGAGAACTATCAATAATATGATTGGTGAAACACTTAATGATGATGTTTCAAGTGATTTTACAAAAACAGGTGTTAAAGCGGTCAATCTTATTAGATTATATAATGATGAATATGATACAAGTATTACAAAAGAAACCGCATTATCTAACCCCGACTTTATTCGTTATGCAACTTATATTATTGGTTTGTATAGTGATCGCATGAAAAAGATTTCAACCTTGTTCAATATTGGTGGTAAAGAAAAATTTACACCTGAAGAGCATCTTAACACAGTTTTATTGTCCGACTTTGAAAAAGCTAGTAATGTTTTCTTAAAAGCTGATCTGGAAAACAGCAATCAAATCACATTGCCTACTCATGAAACAGTTCCATATTGGCAAGGAAGCGGTAAAGATTATAGTTTTAAATCTGTATCTAGCATTGATGTTAAAACTTCAAGTAAAAACAAAGTTGCAACCGATGGTATTTTAGGTGTTATGTTTGATCGTGAAGCTATTGGGGTTTCCAATCTTGATCGTAGAGTGACAACTAACTTCAATCCAAAAGCAGAATTTTATACGAATTTTTACAAATTTGAAGCAGGTTATTTCAATGATAAAAATGAAAATTTTGTCGTTTTCTTCTTAGGTGATGAAGCAGGTACTGAGTCTTAATGAATGCGGTGCGGGTAACCACATCGCTTATTTTTTGAGGTGTTATGATGGAAATTGTTTTGTATGAAACAATGGATAATGATGATGTTTTAAATAAATCAAAAACAGAACAATATAGATTTAACATTCAATTGAAAAGTGAAACCGACATACAAGAACCTAATATTAAATTGAGTGATGAGGGGTTAATGAATTTTAAACGATGTAATTATTGTTATATTGAAGATTTGCAACGTTATTATTTCATTCGACGTGTTGAAAACATTAATAGTCAAATATGGTCTTTAGACCTAAAATGTGATGTTATTGAAACATATAAAAATGACATATTAAATAGTTATGCTAATGTTTATAGAGGTATTAAAAAAGGTGATTATATGGAAATTAGTTCAGATTTTGAAACCAAAAAAACTTATGAAAAATTTGACAGTAATAAATCATTCAATAACGTTGAAAATGTCATCATATTATCAACTTTAGGTGGTGGGGACAATAAGTAATTTTCATGTAAAAGATGACGGTTTAAAAGTGACAACGGTTATATATGAGGACGGTATTAAAAGAGAAACAAAAGTATATGCTATTAAAGGTGATAAAGATTATTACGTTGATACGATAGGTGATTTTTCCAACGTTAAATGGGAAATGACCGTTAGACCAACTTACAGGGGTGAGTTTCTTGTTCCTGGAACTATAAGGCTTAAACATGACGACGGGTCATTATCTGGCAATGACGAGTACTTCATTGTTGATGATGATTTTCAGGGTACAAATACCATTGTTCGTGAAAACTTGGAATCAGAAGATGACATTACAATTATGGGTGATGTATCATCAACAAAACCTGTTCCACCAGTTGACAATGTTAAAGTTTCATTTAATGATGTGAATGAACGTGGGGCAGAATTAAAAATAGTTGATGGATCTGAGACAATTAAAACCATCACTGATTATGGGGACTATGATGTACCATCTAAAGATAACCAAACCTATGATCTACACATTGAACTTGTTGATAATACAGACTCATTTAAGGAAACACCTTATTATATTTTAGATGGTATAAAAACAGATTTTACTATGAAAAACAGTGCTGAAACAAACCCTGTCACCTTATCATTTAATGGAATTGACAATGAGAAAATTGAAATATATGGGCGTGTATCATCATCTGGTGATAATGGGGGTGGTGATGGTGGTGAAACTTCAGGTTTTAATCACATATATAAAGTCACAAAAGATGATTTGAATGAGCTATCTAAAGAGCGTTTTGAGGTTGTAACAGCAGATTTTTCTGCCGACCTTATCGACTTAGGACAGAACATACTTAATGTCATGAAGATCCCATTTTCAGTTGATGATTTTCTGGGTGGTAATAATAAGATTGTTTTAGGTAATAAAACAACAAAAGTCACAGCACCTGAAATAACAAGTGATTTATTAGAAGTTGATCTAGGGTCTATTAAAGTCACTGAAAAATTTGGAAACTTATTTGATTATATGAATACAACCACAACTATTTACCTTCCATATATTGAAGAGATGGAATTGGACAAGTCATATGTTATTGGTGAAACTATATATATTAAATATGTGATTGATCTTTATTCAGGTGATGTTACAGTGAATATAACCAATACAAAAAATGAACAAGTGAAGTCTAAAACAACAACAATTGGTAGACAAATACCATTTATACAAGAACAAGAACACACACAAATGTTTAGCGAATATTCAGGTAACACATTTTTCAATGGTATCTATCACGCATACATCATAGTTAGTAGAAATGAGCCTGTTAATATTGATAATGATATGAATCCTTACATATCTGACTATGGACAGTTAAAAAATTTCACAAGCCGTATTGTGGTTGATAATGTGGACTTGAAAACAAACGCGACATTACAAGAAAAACAGGAAATAATTAGCATATTAGAAGAAGGTTTGAATATAAATTGAAGTAGTGCTAAGGTACTACTTCTTTTGTTTTTTAATTAATTTATTAGGTTACCATTTGTTCATAGTTGGTTCTATTAAGAATATTAAATAGGTTCAATAAAAATTTAATGACAGAAAATTTTGAATCTAATTAGAATCGAAAAAAATAATTGTGAGAATATTATGGGAAATGAGATAACGGAGAGGGGGGGTGCGGATATCCC